TCGTACAAAAGTTTGCCAGCACGTAAATTTGTTATCGGGTTCATTAGTTCCTCCTGGGTACATACTCCCATACGGACACAAACAATTGCAAATTTGGTTCGCTTCAGGTCCCAGTTGATTCCATTGACCTGTAGCAAGCCGGTATCTGATGGGTGCGACATGGTTGCCATGCGGATCAGGTTGCAATCTTTGTCCACCACAGACCCGCCAATACGAGTGGGGCATCCGCCGGACTCGCGCAAGATGATCTGCCCTAGTTTCTTCCATGTTTTGGGTGGCCAGCCTGCTTTGGCAGCCAGTTCTGGTAGCCATGAGATGTCACCGTGGCGGAACACGATGTCAGGTTCAGACACCCCTTCAGACGCACGGACAGCCACGCTAAGAGGTTCAAGGGTTGGCAAAGGGGCTTTGGCTGCTGAAACGATGCTGCCGAAGGTGATAATCCCTACCATAGAAACGGCAAATAGCCGTACAAGGTTTCGCATTGGTGTCTCCTATCATAGCAAAAAGGTCGAGTTGCTTACTGGCAAAGGGTTTTACCCCTAGTCCACCGCGATCAGACAATGGCTAGGGGACAACAACGCGCGCCGGTTATGAGGGAACGCACCCTGAATGTTGTTGTTACATCAGTATTCAGTAATGTTTAACAGCTTGATCAAATCTTTTACGGTGAGTACCACGTACTGATCTTCGGCTTTACCATAGCCTCGCCGTTTGGCAACCACAACCCCAACTTCTGCGTTGGCGTTTATCCGTTCTGTTTCGGCTTCTTTCAACCAGCCGGAGAAGTTAAGGGTGTTGTGGGATTTGCATTCAAAGACCAGGCGGTTGTCTACGCCTGTGATGTCACCTTTGTCGAGCGCACCTTGTAGGGCGCGTCGTTCACAGTTCGGATAGAAATGTTTGAGGTAGTCAACGATGAGTGTCTCGAAGGCTGTGCCTTTAGATTTGTTTTTGCTCATAGTTCCTTAGTGCATACATATTTGACCGTTACTGTGACAAAAGGTTTTGTGTCAAACGATTCAAAATGCATTCCTACCGCAGCAAAACCTTCTGGTTCCGGAGACTCAATAAATGCAAAAAAGTAAGGTTCAATATCGCGACCCTTTCTAGTGATGGGTTTACTTTTCTTTTTGCTCATGGTGCAAGGATGCCGATGAGTTCCGATGCCTCTTTTTTGGTTAGATCATTAAACGATGTGATGGTTCGTTTCGTGTGATCTGATGCCATTGAGAGTTGATCTTCTTTGCTGTTGATACCTGCACCACTGCACAACGCACGAAGTTTGCCTAACTGTGGTGCTGTGGCTGGTGCGCCAGGTTCTTTGATTTGTGGTGTGCCGTTGGCAGGGTGGTTGCTTCGTGATGGCTCAATCACTTCGGCACCTACAAACAGGTCAACCACTGTGGCTAATGCTTCTTCGGTGTTGTATGCAGGGTTGAAGTCATCCATAACCTCAGCTACTACAACAGGTTTCGGTGCGAACAGAGCAGTCTTGGCTGTAGCAAACGCTGCACGTAACGCTGTCATATCTGACTCATGCAAGTTGTCTAGGTTGACACCGGCACTGTTGGCTACTTCACGCCAATCCAAAGCAACCTCTGCACATGCGCCTTTGAACCGTTCAATGTTGTCTGATGATACCAACGGGTTAGCATCTGCTGTTTTAGGTTGTGCCTGGGGTGCTGGTGTGGCAGCTTTAGGCATCGGTTTGCTTGTGGTGTGGGATACATCATCCCATTCTTGTTTAGTCCACAACGATAGACAGATACCGAATCGCATCGCTGCGTTGCGAAGGAAGTCACCAATCAGTTCTTTGTCTAGTTCTTGTTTGTCTGCACGAACTGAACCAACACCCAAACGGGCTTGTCCAAGAACTGTGAGTTCACCCCACATGGTTGCAATACCGTTCTCAACATGGATTGATGGTCGACCGTTATCCCATGCGATAGGAACCCAACGCCATGTCGGGTCAATCTCCAACAAGATTCGTGTGATGTCTGCGTGACCCACAAAATCTAGTGAGGTGCCAGCCTTCGGTAGTTTGCCAACGATCTTTGGATCTGGCACACCGTATGCTCCGAGGATTTCTTCTAGTTTCATTATTTGCTCTCCTTTGCTGTAATCCGCATAGTGCGGAAGGTTGATGTTTTCTTAAACTTTGCGTGTAAAGCCGGATGTTCTTTCTCAAACTGTTTAGCATCAAATGATGTACGTGACGAGTTCTTCCACGATACGACCTGCACCCCATCAATCGAGCCGTACTCTGCGTCACCGAGCAGCATCCCCAACTCACCTTGCAACTGGTCGCGTACTGCTTCAGCAGATTTGATCTGCTCTTTAGCAATAGACAAACGCTCCAAAGTGTTGTAAACATCATCGCTCAGGGCAACAGTGTTCTCGTATCCTTCAGGGTAGATGGTGGAAGCATTGTCGTAGGTTGGGACAGAACCTTCTGGCATCATGCCCATGTCAATAAACCCTAAGAACTTGCGTACAGCATCGATGTGCTGTTGGCGTTCATCAGAAGTAACAACCTGCGTGTGGTAGTAGATTTGCCATGTCGAGTCCATGATGGCCCAAATGATTTCGGGTGCGTCTGTGCAGATTGCTTGTTGCACACCTTGCCAGTACCAAGACCGAGGAAGTTTCCCATCCCATCGTTTGTTGGTTGTTTTGATTTCATAAAAATTGCCTGACAAATCTTTGCCATCCATTGTTGCCATCAGACGTACACCGTCTTCTTCGTAGCAGTACAAATCTTGTGGCTCTGTAATGGTCACATTCAAATGCAGTGATGCCATGTGTGCCACCACTGGTTCCATCAATGTGCCTCTGAGCATGGCATCGTTTTGTTCTTTCGGCACGGGGGGTGTCTTTGCCAAAAGTTCTGCCGCTAAATCTTCGGGTGTTACAAACTTGTTTTCACCGTGTACCGCAGCAGCTATGGATGCTGTGATCCGTTTGAGGAACTGTTCGTTTTGCCACCGGATGTCCAACCATTCTTGGCTACCGTGTGGCGGTTTAGGGATTGTGTATCTACGCTGCATGATTTCTCCTTGTCGTTGCAGTTAGGTTTACTTTAAGGGTGTTGCAGGGTTAAGTCAAGTCAATCGTTTGGATTGTTTGCACCATAGCCACAGGTACGTGTAGCACATGGTCTACATCGTTGTTTGGGGTTCGTGACTGGTAGATGGTGACATGGCCTGCTTTAGCGTCTGGTAACAGAAATCCTGCTGTGTGTACGAGGCATCCTTCTTGGTCTAGGTTCTCAATTTGTGTCCATTGGTCTGTGCCGGAGTGTGCGTCTAGCCAGGTGATGTGAACGAACGCATGGTCAGTCGTCATCTTCTACTCCTCGATCACCACAGAACGGTTGTTGTGGTAGGGGTGTCTTGCATGGGCAAGGGTTGTTGCGACGACCGAACATAGTCATTCAGGGTATTCAATCACTGACATATCGGATTGTGAATAATGTATGAGCCGACCGTCTTTGCCGATAGCCACCCATGTTGGGGCATCCGAATCACACAAGCAGCCGACATTTTGTTTCGGGTCGTGAACGATCACAGCTTTACAAGCGTTGCATTTCACTTGGTAAATCATTTTTCGTCTGCTATCCACGGTTCAATCTCATCTTCAGGTACATCAACAGCAAGCATGAAGGTGTTGCCGTAGCGCACATCATATTTGTTTCCTGTACTATGCGCGACCACGGATTCGATTGTCCCTGACTCGTCATCAATGATCACCCTGTCACCAACATTGAACAGTCTCATACGATGCTGGCCCTGACATCACGAATCTGTTGACGTAAACGCTCAATCTCTGACCGCAACTGTCTGATTTCTTCCATACGTTCAGCGATCATAAACGCTGCTGTCTCACGCTGATACAACAACTCTTTCATTGAACTCATTACCGGTTCTCCTTTGCCTGGGTTTATAAAACTGCTAAATCAGAATAGTTGCGGATGTCATGGCGACCCACCAAAAATGTGAGTACACCTGCTGTAGACCAAATACCTTTAGAGTCGGCAAACCATTTGCTACCACCATCCAAAGACGGACACTGCAACGATGTGTACGCCCCGTGATCAATGATTTCTAAATGATGATAGTGAGCTGTAACCCACAGATCAGGTTCTCTGCCTTCCTCACGTAACACTTTAATCGACTGGGCGTTAAACCAATCCACCTTTTTGCCCGATATTTTGTGGCCGTGAGCGAACGCCACTTTCACATCCGACAAAACTTTTGTTGTCACCATCTCATCATGTGGGATAGTCCATTCCAGGTTCGGTACATGACCGTTAAGTATCCGATACAACGCATCCAACAGAAACCCTCCAGAGTTGTCGCTATCAGAAGTAACCTGTTTCCCACCTCTACGCATCCACTCACCATGATTACATAACACACCGACCACATCCAACCGTGGTGTGAGTGGTGCCAGCGTGGTGATTGCTTTAGCAAACAGGTCGATACCAAGTAGCAACTGTTGGCGTTGGGTGAGTTCGACTGTAAACAACTGGCTGGCATAGTTACCGTCACAACCCTCAAACGGATCACCCATATTTGTGAACGCGATACCCTCAATGTTGTGTCCGGCACGTTGTAGTTCTTTGATCCGTTTCACACCTGCATCAATCGAAGCGACCATACGATCCACTGTCGCAGCGACACCGCCACCAGCCGACTTTCCTAACTGTAGGTCGGCCCAATTAAAAACAAAAGTGCAAGGTGTCTCATTGGATACTGTCACCTTTGTGGATGGTGGCTTCCATTTGTGAACATACTTGCGGATGTCATCTATCTCCGCATCGTTTAACGCTGTTAAAGACTTGCGTTTGAACTTTGCTCGATACGACCACAACCAAATCAGGTCACGATCACCGTTCTCCAACCGTTTAGACGACTGCCATTTAGACATACGCACCGTGTCATCAGCAACCTCAAACACTGTTGGGTCAAGTCCGAAGGATCGCAACACCGCATCCCAGTCACCTACAAGTTCTGTTGGCATCGCACCCGTGGAAAGTTCGCCACCATCTAAACCGACCTGCGCCCACGCCTTACCATCCACAGAATCATTGGCACTGGCTTTCACGTTTCGTTCTTTTGCAAGATCATCAGCCAGTGACATGTCTAAGTTCTCCTCTGCGATACCCGTTAATCGAACCAACACTGATCCGATGACCACGGTTTTCTAATGCCCGACTAATTGCCGGTGCAGAAATAGTGTAGTCGTTTAACGCAGCGAGAAGATCGGCTTTGTCTTGGGTGTCTAGTTTGTTGATGATCTGTAACAGCATCGGTATTCTGCCACTGATTGTCGTGTTACTTTTTATCTCTTGTAGCAGACTTGGTTTCACGGACTTTTTTGGCGTATTCAATGTGCGCTCCCTCAATCGTTTTGTTCAACTTCTCTATGATTTCCCACAGTTCGTCGGCTTGGTTTCTTGAAGGTGTGACCTTCAGCAAACTGTCGCGGATGAGTGTGAGTTCAACGGTAGTGAATCCCCTCGCCATTTGCAAGCACCTTTCAGTCGGTTTAGTTGTGCTTGGACCTTACATGGTCTGTGAGCGCGGTGTCAATTCTGTCTACTTTGTCTTCGGTTCGGTTCAAAGACTTGTGCATGGTACGCAGGATGCCTTGTACCACTTGATGGTCTGCATGGTTTTCTTTGCCTAGTTTGGCAACAATTATTGCTAAGAGACTGAAACCACCAGTAACACCAGCAGCCCAAACAGCATCCATAGGATCATCCGGCTTTCGCAGCAACGAAGGCTGCAACGGCAGGTGGGACTTGGTTTCCTTGGGTGTAGCGGATGTGCCACGGTTCGGATTGGACTTCGTGTGAGAAGCCGTAGAGGTGTTCGTTGGCGAGCATCCATTCAAGTCTAGGGCCTGACGCACTAGCCACATCGACTGCGATACCGAGGTTGTGCTGGCTTTTGCCTGGTGTGGCAAGGCAGGCTTGACCTTTTTTTAGGTACCATTTCTTACCCTCAAAGGTGCGTGTGTCTGGGTTGCCTGTGTCTTCTAGTTGATAACGCTGAAAGAACGCTTTGGTTTGTAATTCGAGTGTGCGGTATGTGTCGCCTGCTGATGTCGGTGTCAGTTTGATACCAGCCTTGTCTGCGGCATCTACCATCGCTTCCCATGCGTCAGCAGCACAATGGTGGAGTGTGCCACCAATGGTTTTGCGTAGTTTGTCTGCGGCTAGTTTGCCTGGGACAGCACCTTTCAGGTGGCTACACAGTTTGACCGGTACAACAGGGTATGGCATTGAAGTTACTTCTCGGATTTTGCGCCGAATGCGCTGTTGATTTCTTCCATTGTGAGTTTGCCATCAAGCGATGACTGAGCAAGTTTCTGAATAACGGTGGCACATGCAGCGAAACCAGCAAGCACAGCCGACTTCCAAATCTCTAATTCAGGGGCAATCACAGCACTACCACCAACGATAGCCAATGCGGAGGACAGGAACACTGCCACGATACGACCTGCGATGTCTTGTGCTTTTTTCATTCTGATTCCTTTGTGCTGAGAGTTAATGCTGCGTGTAAAACCAATGATACACCAACCACCCATATAGCCTGTCTCAAGGTTGGACCTGACAGGGTGATGAGGACTAAGCCTGTGCCTGCGTATGTCCAGGCGTTGTCTTTGATGAGGTTGGATAGGCGTTTCATTTCTGTTTCATCTTACTACCTGCTGCTGTGAGGGTTGCCCCCGCTGCGATGGCGATGAGGGTTCGTCGTTCTCCTACAGGGATGTTTGATCCTGTTGGCACGTAATCGTCGAATCCGCCGAAGATGTCGATGGTGGCTTCAAAGGCTTCTTGTACTGCGAGGGGTGCGTTTTGGATTGCTTCTGTGAGTTCGGCTATTTGGGTGTCGTCTAGTTGTTGGACTTCGATGGTTTCAAAGATTTCTGTGGCTTGTTCTTCGGTGATGACAGCCAGCACGTCAGGGTTGGTGGCGAGTTCTTCGGCTTGGTCGGCTGTTACTTCGGTGTTGAGGAGTTGTTCGATGAGGGCTACGGCTTCTTCTTCGTTGAGTTCGCCGAGTGCGTCTATGGCTGTGTCGAATTGTTCTTCGGTGAGTGGTTCGCCACTGTCCACAGCGTCTAGGAGGGCTTCTACGAGTTCGGCTGGTATTTCTTCGGTTACATCTATTGGGAGCGTCTCAGGCGTTTCTGGTGCGTCTGGCAGGGTGTCTGGTGGCAGGGTGTCAGGCACCGTGGTATCAGGAACGGTGGTGTCGGGGATGGTGGTGTCGGGAACGGTGGTGTCGGGAACCGTTGTCGTTTCCAAAACTGTTGTTGAAGGTTCAAGAACAGTTGTTGTTGACGCTTCAACCGTTGTTGTTGACGCTTCTACCACTGTTGTTGTGGTCGGCTCTGGCACTGTCGTGTTTGGTGGCAGTGTGGTCGTTGTTTGAAGTATCGTAGTAGTCGATTCTTCTACCACAGGCACAGTCGTGGAAGGTGCAATAGTAGAAGTGGTCGTCGTTGTAGTCGTGGATGTTGTTGTGGTGTCCCATAAAGAAAGATTAGCAATAGACAGATGACCAGGCTGGCAACAGGTATCTATTGAGTATTGACGGAACGTAAAAATGTCGCCTTCAACCACAGGTATAGACAGAGTTCCTGACGAAGTGTTGACTTGTGTAATCAATGTGTATACGCCGTTGATGCCGTACTGTGGCGGGTCATACACCCAACCATCATTGGTTTGATATGACCAATCAAAGTCAACTGTGTTCACATCAGCAGGCACAACCGTTTCAATTTGCACCCAATGCGCCCCACCACTACAACCGTTATAGTCGGGACCATGCAAAGTGATGATGTTCTCAACTACTTCTATTGACCCACCACAATCTTGGGACTGGCTGTATGTCCAGTTGCCGAGAACATCGGCTTTAGCGGCTGGTGGGAATAAAGCAAATACTGCGAGAGGAGCAAATATCAGCCAACGGCTAGACCGCATCTCTAAACGTAGTCGTGTTTAATGATGTAGTTAAGGGTTATGTACGGCTGCAAGTTCGTGTGCGCTGAGGCTGCATTTGCTGCGGTGTTGGTTACGTTGGTCACTGTCACTGTGCCTGATGGAGTAAAACTATGGTCATGGGTTGTGTTGGTGGACATTCCCCCTGTGTTGTTTGAACCAGTAGCCTGATAAATTTGACCAACTAGGTCTGCCGCACTAATAACGCCTATGGACAGAAACTGGTCACTGCCATATGAGTGGGTATGGTCAAGGTTTTTACTACCAGTTGTCCCTGAGTTGCCAGTAAATGTTGCCGTATTCGTATGGGAGTGGGCAGGGACTCCTGATTCCGCTGAAGTCAAAGTAACAGTTTTTGCACCACCAGTTTCAAACAAAGTGTCAAACTCTGTTTCAACAGAGTTCAGTCCAACAACAACTTTGCCTTTCATGTTCGGGGTTGTAGCCCCAACCAAAGCAATCAGTTCCGTATAACCTGTAGTGGCAGTACCATCGCACAACAACCATCCCGTAGGGGCAGTCGCACCAGCATAAGCACTAATAGTTCCAACAGGACAAAGAACCTTCAACAACGTCAAAGCCAAATCACCCTGAACAATAGTTGCATCAAGAATTTTGGCTGAAGTCACAGCACCAGTAGCAATACCGTCAGCAGTAACCTGACCCCACGACGGATCAGTACCATCAGTTTTCAGCACGTAACCTGAATTAGATCCAATCGGCAAACGTGCAACAGTCGGCCCCGAACCCATAGTCAACAAATCACCGCGAGTAGTCATCGTCGAAGCAAACAAGTTCGCCTCATCAGCCTCATCAGCACTAAACACCGGATAGATCACAGCATTCGCGCTATGCGCAACAGCAGTGGTGTCATCCTGCCCGCGAGTCAACGTGAGGGTCGTACCAGCAATAGTTGCCGAACATTTTTCTTCAGACGAAGTACCTGGATCAATAACCACATAGAACGGAACACCAGAAGAAGAAGGCCAACCAGTATTAGCAGCCAAAGCACAACTAGTAGCAGATGAGTTGATACCAGCCGTGATCGTTGTCGATGCAGCGGCACCTTTATATTGTCGTCTAGTTACAGCAGCCATGTTTTCCTATCTGATACTTCTCATAATTATGACACACGTTCCATCCCAATCCCATTCGTTGGGTGATTGAGGCGAATCCAAAGGTTTCCATTGGATGTTCTCCACAATAACAGAGTACTTACTTGTGTTTTCTTGATACGAAATAACTGACGGCTCAGACACCAAAAGACGCAACCGTTCTAGTTCGTCGTCAACATCAAAGAAATAGTCTCGACCACGCACATTGACCCGTTTATGTAGCAGCAGTGGCACAGAAAAAATCTCTGAACGGAACGGTGCAGCATACGCACGACCCATCCAACGGTTCACAACTGGACCCAACAACAAACCGGCTTTGGCTGTGAGAGTTAACCGAACCTCAACATCAACCACATATGGTTCTAAACCGTCAAACGTTGACGCTGATGTACCTGCTTCGGATGCGGTACCGATTGTTGTGTAGCCTTCTTTGTCAGGTGAGATAGCGAGCGTTACTGAACCGTTTAATGCTTCGGTGTGCAAATCCCATTTCGGAACAAACTTAGGGTCAATGACACCCCAACGGTACAACCCTGTTTCCAAAGTTCCTGACGCAACCAGGTTCGTGGCGTGTTCGCAGTAAACACCCAACCCTGTAACTGTAAATACAGGTCGCGTACCGTACATACTGATTGATGGCACAGCACCCTGACCCGTGACCATCAGATCGGATGCCCAAGCAGGCTGGTTCGTGGCGATCTGTGAACCAATGTCCATGCGACCCAAACCTGTAGATGAGGCATCAATGTTCTTGTATGAGAACCAAACAAACCGACCTTGTGAAGCAAACGCATCTACCTGACCGACCTCGATCAACGGACCTACAACAAGGTTGCCGTTGTCATCCGATGAAGCAAACCTAAACCCTGTGGTTGTACCGATCAGCACATAACCCAAATACGAATCTAATGCTGTGACGATTTCGCCTTCAGGTAATTCGGCTGCCACGGTCGGTGCATCCAAAGTGGTGCCATCAGTTTTGATAATGGTTTTGTAGATCAACGATGTTTGACCTGCGTACCCTGCCGCATAAATATGGTTTTGCCCACCAGCGAACCCCACCCATGACCAAGTGCTGTTTCCGTGAGTGAACAACCCTGCGCCTGGACCACCACTAGAAATAAAGTTATAGATCGTGGCACCAGCAGCAGCCATCAAACGGCCTTTGGTGTACTTGATTTTAGTAAACGTGTCCGTGCCTGAGATGTACGAACTGAACGCACCCGTAGAGGTGTTGGTTACATGAATACCGTGAGATGCAAAACCAACCCATACGTTGTAACCGTCGCTTGTCATTGAACTAACATTGCCAGCAGGTTCAGAAGTACACGATGTAGGACTAGCAGTAAGGCTCGTATAGAACGTAACGTTTCCACCTGAAGCCACATACAGGCGTGTACCAGCGACAATAGATTTCAATGTGTCAGCAGCATCAGACAAAATTTGGGTGGTGTCTTTCAACAACGACAGTTTGCCGCGCTCCCAAACATTCACACCCTTAGACGTATTGAAACGGTAAGGCTCTGCATCAGTAGTATCCGAATACTCTTGACCAGCACCATAATGCCAAGATGACTGCGACCTACGCCACAAACCTTGCGAGTTAATAGACGACTCACCAGGCTCAGTAGATTGATCCATCGAGTTGCGGGTACGATCATCAAACTGTCGGCTGAACTCACCCGACTTAGAATCAATCAGATATGGGCGACCGTTAATAGCAACAGGGAAAACATGTGGAACAAGAACAGACGCACCAACACCAGTAAAATATGATGCACCGCCAGTAAACGGAGATGAAAAATCAAGAAGCGTAGTCACGCTAATTCCTGATAGTTAGCGGGAACTGTCTAGCCAATCGTGCTGCTTCAGCGATAATACGATCACGACGCAAACGAGAAATGTTTGTAAACGAATTAGAAATCGAACCAGCAGGAACCTCATCAGACCTACGAGTATCGCCCTGTGATTCAATGAAGTTACGTTTCACTTCACGCACCGACAACATACGTGACATCACACCCATCTCCAAAATGTCTTCCATAGTTTGAGGAACCAAACATGAAGATTGAAGATCTGATGCAGCAGTAGCAGCACGAACAAACGGGGCTTTATAGCGAACAATCAACGTACCTGCCATAGACAACTCATCAAAAGTGACTGCGAAACCTGAAGCAAAATCTGATGTAGGCAACCCTCTAGCCAAACGAACATTACGCAACACCGGATAATCTGACGACAAATATCGTAAACGGACATCAATAATGTCAATGACCGAAGTGGCACCTGTGAGGTTCACTTGACGGTCGGCACCGTTGTAATCCACGGTTGCTGACACAACACGAAACAAACCGTTTAACGGGCTGGACAGGTCATCAATGTCTTGGTTTAACGCATCCAACATTTGTTGTTGTGGGAACCGTGGGTTCAGAATGGCGATAGCACCAGCGGTGTGTGCTGCTGGAGTGGTATCGGCATACCCTCGTTCGACGGTTACTGTTTTGTTTGTTGTGTCAACTTCCCAAATATAAAGAAGTTCTGAGTCAAGTTCAAACACACCACCCACACGCAACGCATTCAAGTCGTAGGACATGGGGATAGAAGTGCTTGACGAGGTAACGGTCGAGGCTAGTTTGTTCCGTTCCTCAATCGTTCCAGACAGCAGTTGACGCGATACGCGGTTTAAGAGCGCACCAGCGGTAGACATTTACTTCTTTTTCTTGGCCTTCATCATCGGCTTGCCAGTTTTCTTAGCCATCTTCTTTGCGTCAGCCTTACCTTTGGCAGTGTAAGGGAAGTTCATTTTTCCAACTTTAGGCATAATCGTTCCTTTCAAGGTTTAGAAAAACAGATTACCACACATCAACAATCCCATTTGCGTAACGCCAAAGCCTTACGGGTAGGTTTGCCTTTGCTGTCTTTCAACGGGCCTGGCATGCCACCCATACGTGCGCAAAACGATTTGCGTCGAGCAGCCGCTTTAGGTGATTTCGCTGCCTGCTTTGCTGACACAGGTGGTTTGAGGTTCATGCCTTGTGCTTTGGCAGATGCACGACCTTTAGCGTTCAAGCCACCAGCAGGGTTCTTGCCTTCTTTGCGTTGCCATGCAGCAGTTTTAGCCACGCTTCTTTGCGGCTTTCATGTTGTCAATCAGGTTCGGGTATGGGCGACCAGCCGCTTTAGCCGAAGCCTTCGCAGCAGCCTTCTTCTTTGGGGACAGTTTCTTGGATTTCTTCTTAGGGTTCGGTGTGTCCCAAACTGCTTTAGGTTTCATCATTTCAATACTCCTGCGTTAAGTAACACGTCTCTGACATTTAACACTACACGATGCTTTACTCCAGGTAACAGTTCCACTTTGTGTTGCCCGATGGTGGCTTGTATCCGTTTAGATACCTCGATTTCGCATGTAGGTTCAAACGGTTTCCATGCACCTGTAGATCTGTTGGTGGTTGGTTGCACGATTTGTAGCACTTGATCGGCTGCTGTGTCCCAGTTGAACGCTGCTGTTTGTGGGGCTGTCAGGACTGCCTGACGACGATACTTGTCACGTTTGTTGTATAGATCTGTGATTGCTTCTGCGAGTGCGTCTGCGTCAGGTTCATCCCAGTCACCCATGTCTTGCCAAACACCTTTAGCAGTGGGGACACTGGTGGTTGGTATGCGATGGGTGGCAAGATCGGCGAACTCTCGATGCCCGTGAGCGTTGGACAGGATAGTTGGGATACCAGCAGAGATGGCTTGTAACGGCATTAGACCAAAGCCTTCGCCACGGGACACCGACACGAACCCATCCATAGAACGCACTAGATCGCGTTCTTGTTCAACTGTCAACCATTCACGGTGAAAGATCACGTTCGGGTAATCCAGGTTTTTGGGTGCCGATAGATGGGGTGGCACAATCTTAATGTGAAGTTCTGCGTCAGATAGTTGCAATCTGTTAAACACTTCTAACACCACATCTAAGCCTTTGCGATACCACTCTGAGCCACCGCACATGATCCGGAACTTGCCTTCAGGTTTATCTGCT